AGTTAAAATAAATAATAATTATATTTCAAATGAAAAAGTTATTTCGCCTTATTACAATGTATTAAATGCTATATTATCTCAAAAAGATTTTCCAAAAAAACAAAATGATATTTTAAAATTTGAAAGATTATTTACAGTTCCAGGAGAAAATATTTATATTAAAAACTGTAAAGATACGAATACAAAATTATTTCCAGTTTTTCTTGCAGTACTTGCAGATGCGTTTATTAGTGGTAAATATTCAGACACATTAGACCAAATATGTAATAACCAGGGTGTTATTAGTGATGATGGCGATAAGTGGGTTGATAAATATAGTGGAATGACAATTAAATATATTGATTATTCGACCGAAGAAGGTTATAATGAAAGTGGATTTAAAGTAGTATCGCGTGATATATTAGACAATGATGTTGATTTGAATGTTTTAATGGAAGAAGATGTTGATAAATTTAAAGGAGACAAGGGTATCATACATAATGTATTAATGTCTATAACTAACTTCATTGGTGTAATTTTAAAAGATTCGGATATTGAAGAATTAATCGAAGTTATTACAAGTATTGTAAAAAACAAAGTTCCAGAAAAATCAGTATATGATAAAAAACGTATTGCTTCTTCCAAGAAAGGACTTAAATTGCCTTCATATGAAATAACATATTACAATATTTTATTATTAACTACAATATCATTGCTTTTAATACATATTCAAACAAATATCCCTACTATTGTAGCAAAAAAAAGTTTTCCAGGTTGTGTAAGAAGTTTTTCAGGATATCCAATAGTGGATGAAACTGATATATCAGGTATTAAATATATGGCATGTATTGCACATAAGATGAAGACAGATAATACACCGTGGAATACTATTAAAAGAGTAAAAGAAGATATGTTGTCAAAACAATTACAATTATTTATAAAAAGTATTATTGACAATGCTTACATAAAAAAAAGAATAATTAAAAAAGTTGAATATTTAACTTTAAATCCCGAATTAAAAGAAGACATTGTAAAACAAATTGAATGGAAAACATTTTTACCAGAACTTAAGTTAACATTTACTGGCGAGTTTGTACCATTAACAAAGGGATATTTTGAAAGTTTCAGCAAAGATTTTAAATCATCTAACCATTATTATATTTATTTAATACTTTCAAAGATATATTATTTATCTTTATTTAATCAAAATAATATACAAAAAAAAATACGTGCTTTAAAACCAGAAATACTTACAAATCTAGGCGTTCCATATTTAGAAAATTCGTGCGATTTAACTAGATATAATGAAGTAGTAAATTGGTATGATATTAAAGAAAATGAAATTGCTTGTGCTTATATGGAATATTATGATTTTTATATTAAAAATATGAAACCATGTGTTAGATTTAATAATAGTAATACAAAATTAGTATACGATAGAATACCAAATATATTTACCGAAAAAATAATTTATGATACATTTATATTTTATTGTTTAAAACAAAAATTTGATGATCCCGTATTATCTTCTATTTGTAAAGTTGATAGAAGAGAAATTGCTACTAAAACAGAGAAAGAATTAAAAGACAACGGTATTAATTACAGTGATGACGATTTTGATAGATTGTTAAAATATGTATTTAATCAAAAAATTATTAGAAATGATATAACTATTTCTGTTCCGATTATGGAATTAAAAAATACAAACTTAATTAATTTTGATAAATTATATATTCCATTGCTTGATATTTCAAAAAATCTATACTCAAAGCATAAAACAGTTGCAGATAAATTGAGAAATTACATACTTGAATTTAATGATGAAGTAAAAACTAATGTGATTTCAATATTGTCAGGAGATCTATCTTACGCAAAATCTAAACTAACAGTTATTGAAAATTTCTTTAATCGTATGGACTTATGGAATGTTGTAAATGGTTCATTAACAATAAATAATGAAGATTTAACAATTAATACAATTATAACATATTTAAAAAATACAGCAGAAAATATTGGTAAAACATTTCCATCAATTATTTTAAATTCAATTAATTATTCAAATATTAGTATTAGAAAAAATTTAAACTTATCAGAGAGACATATATCCGATATACAAAATTTTGTATATTCAGAATTTCAACCACTTGAAATGTTTTATGAAAATAGTGAATTAAATGATGTTCTTGAAAATATTACAACAGAAACATATGAAATTTTAAATTATATAAACAACGGACCTCCATTAAATTTAAATTTAGAGGAAAATACTTCTGTTTTAGGTAAAACAACTATGTTAGAAGTATATCAATTCTTTATTTGTTTAACTATAAATACATATGTTAATAAGATTTATACAGAAAAAAATTTTTCAATAAAAAAACGTTTGGGTGATCTTTTATTTTGCTATATTGAAATGTATAATAAAAATAAAGATACATTAAATATGACACAGGAAGAAATGTACAATAAACTTTTAAAATATAAAGAAGTAGAAAAATCAGAAATAACCACGTATTTAAGAGATATATCAGACGAATTAAGAGAAATAGAAAATGTTATGAAAAATACCAAATTAGGAAAGTGGAGTAAAGGTCAAACAAAGGGTTTAGTGACATATGCATCAGATACATATGACGGAGAAGCAATGCAACAAGATTTAAGAAATCGGGCATTTTTGGAATCCAGTATGGATATATCAAGTAGTGAAAAACAAAATAGTCTTTTTGCTTCTGAAGAAATTGATAAAGAAGTTGATAATTTAGGATTTTTAGCAAATGACGATGATTATGGCGAATTAGATGGTGATGAGGAATTTTAATATATTGATAAATATTATATGAATCGAATTTTTATAAATAAACATATTACAACATTTTCTATTTTAATATTTATTTTATTATTTACTTTATTAAATTACAGTAAACCGTCTTTCTTATATAATAAAGACGGTTCATTAAGACCACTTGGTCTAAGAAAAAGCAGAAGTACGGTAACACCAATTTCAATGGTGACATGTGCATTAGCTATATTATGTTATTGTGTTGTTTTATTCTTTTCTAATTATTAATATGGAATAGAATGCCTGTGTAGTAAAAATAATAAGAATTAACCAAATAATTTTTGATACTAAAAATTTACGATCAAGTAAATCTATTATAATACTAGAATTAACATTTAATTTAGATTGTCTTAGTATTTCATCTATATGATAAGTATCCTTTACCACATAAAAATCAATTAATAAATCAAATATCCTTTCTAAAATAGTCTGTTTTTTACCACCATATTGTATATTTGGATTCCGTTCCACTTCAAGTATTGTTTTTAATACTGGTTTTTTATTAATATTACTAATAACATTTTTATTTATTCCATTCGGATTAAAAGGTATTGAATTAATAAATGTATACCAATTATAATCGTAATCTTGTGATTTTGATTCGTAAAAATATTCAGGAATTGATTTACCTGAAGTAAATATATCTCCAATAAATTCAATTATTAATTTTATAATTGAAATATCTTTTTTTACAGTATTGAGAGTTTTATTTAATTTTTTTTTAATAATTAAATATCCAAAAAAATCTGAAAATGGTTTTGCTAAAAACGTTGTTTTTCTAATAAAATAATTTAATATTAAAAAAAATATTGGTAAAAATATAGCTAAGACCATATTATTTTTTTCTACACCATATTTCTTTTTTTGTTCAAATATAGAAAGTAAAAAAATTATAAAGTTTAAATATAATACTATATTATAAATTATTGTACTAACTACTACTGGATAGAAATCATAATTCAATAAATAACAATTTATAAATAATATTAATACTAATAATAAATATATCATATATATTTTAAAGATAAACAAAATAAGATTGTAATTAAAATAATATTCCAAATAAATTTCGAAATTAGATATTTTTTATCTAATAATTCAATGACTTTATTTATTTCACTTGTATAATCTTGAATATCTTTTTTTAAAATATCTGTAAAGTAATTTAATACATTTTGTGTTTTATCAATATAAACATTATCAAATAAAAAGTTAGATAAGAAATTTGATTTACTATTCTCTTTATTTGTTCCTCTTGGATAAAAATCTATATTATTTATTGCAGGTCCAAATTTACTATATATTTTAGATAAATAATTATCATTATTACTCAATAATTTATAAAAAAGTTTATCACATTTATATTCAATACTATTATAACCAAAATAGTTTGAAAAATATTTTGAGAAATATTCAATTAAAATATATCTCATGAAGATAAATAAGATTCCAATAACAAAAAAGAAAGGTTTATTTTTAAATAATTCTGATACAACTAAAAAATAAAAAATTAAATTAGTATAAAATATTATATCATTCATAAGACAACCAAAATAACTTTTAAAATATGAATCATTTATTAAATTATAAAATATAATATAAATAACAATCGAAGAAATGTATATTGGAATATATATTTTATACATTATTTAATATTATATAATAATATTATTATTATTATCATCCAAATTATATAACCTATATCTTCTTTTAAATTTAATAATTCTACAAATTTTATTCTATTTTCAGTGTTTTCATTAGTAAAAAATAAGAAATTTTTAGAATCACTTTCAATGTTAAAATCAATATTATCAATATTAATTGATTTTAAACTAACTTGACCAATTCTTCTTTTTATTTTATTTACAAGTAAACCCCAATTATTATAGACCTTATAGTTATTGTATTTTTCACTTATATTATTTAATTTATTATTTAATATAGTGTTAATATTTGATTCAATTATTAAATAACCAAAAAAGTCAGAAAATGGTTTAATTAGAGTTTTTAAAAATTTAGAATTTGGATTAATAAATTCAAATATAATACTTAATATAAAAAATAAAATAATAATTGTTATTGCAAAAAAATTATATTTTTTTTTATAATAATTATTTTCGTCTTTTGGATATTGTATTGAAACTATTATAAATAGTATTATATGTGAAATAAAACATATAATAAGAGGTATCCTATATATTAATTTATATTTTCTTAATAAATCAAACCATATTGAGAAATTAAATATTTTTAATATATTTCCGACTGTTTTATTTATTGTTATTAAGTATTCACTAAATAGTAAATCAATTTGTAATGATATAAACAATAAAGATATTAATAATGCAACAGTTATTAATATTAAATATAAGTATGCATTTTTATAACTCATTTAATATATAT